AGAATCACAAACATCGAGTCCACCGCCCTCGGTGTCCTCAAAACCTCATCTTGTGGCAATTTTAGGCTTTCCCCGAACTTTGAGAGACGAAATTCCATGTGCTGCAAGAAAAACCGATCTTCCCAACCCAAATAAGAATGCCAACTTGTGTAATACGCCCAAGACATCTCGTTAAACGCACGCACATGGGTAGGGTCTTGCCACGCCCCAAGGCTCAAGTCATAAGGTACATGAATGTGCATCTCACCATCATCAGCCAGCAAGTCCTTGCAATTGGTCATTGCCTTGACCAAATCAGGCAAATGCTCAAGCACATCGTTAGCCACAATCTTGCTGAACATCCCGCGCTGGACAGTAAATTCGCCAAGACGGGTAATGAGCCTCTCGCCCCAAGGCACATCTTGAATGTCAAGACACCAATCTGACTTGACCCTGCGCTCGATGTCTGCATTTATGCAGTCCTCGCGCCAATCACGACCGCAACCTAAATTAAGAACCAAAGAACTCTGTGACATATTCAGGACGATTAGCCTCTATCCAAGGTCTAGCTTGTGCATTCAACGCCTCAATATCAGCGCCAACAGTCTGCGAACCGACATGATGCACATAGCTAGAAGAAACAAAATTGCTGTAACCCTTACGAACCAAGTCCAAGCAGGATGCATCGTCAGAGTACCAGTTCAACGGTCCAAACCGACCAAACTGCCAAGCATCACGCGAGATGTAAGCAAAAATCGGGGCAATCACGCCAGCCTCACGAATGAACGACTCGGACTTAAACCGATTCATGTAAAGTGGGTCGCCATTAGGGTTAAACCTAATATTCTGAGCAGCACGCACAGAATCGCTACGCGCTGCAACCCAACCGACTTTAGGCACAAGCTCTCGAATAATCTCAACATCCTCAAGCAATCTCTGATAGCTGGTGGGCGTTAAAACAACATCGTCATTGCAGACGATGCAGCCTTGCGCGTACTTCAAAGCGTCATCAATGACTTCGTTGTAGTCATCGCCAAAGTTACGCGCCTCGCCAAAGATCAGTCGGCAGTTCTCGTATCCACCGATCACTCTCTCAGGACCGCGAAGATAAATAAACGCCTCTGGCGCGTATTGCTTGATCGACTCCATCAGTACAGGCAACCCCTTGCCGTGTACTGTGGATATGCAGATTGGAATCACTTTTTCTTTGGCTTCTTGGCTGTCTTTGCAGCAGCCTTAAAGTCAGCAGCAGAAGGCGCTGCCTTGCTGCCGACCTTGTTCATCTTCTCGCCTGAACCTGCTTTGATGCGTTCACGCTTGGCGTGAATATTACTGTAAAGACCTTGCTTCATCAGTCCATCTCCCCTTCATATTCGCCTTCGTCTTTGGCTTCGCCAGTATTAGGACCACCAACTATCCATGCACGACACGATCTATTAGCTGCACATTTAAAATCAAAAACCTCACAAAATCCAAGGTCTGCAAGCTCAATCGTCCCCCAAGGGTCAGCTTCGTTGCCGATGCCTTGAGCAATGCAATCCTTCATTTTCTGCGAAACATTGAAAGCCGCGCAATTACCGCATCGGCTTTTCTTAGCGTCCTCAACAGAAACATCCCACTCATCTGCCATTTTTTGCCAGTATTTATCGTTTGGCAAGTTAGGATTCTCAGGACCATAAGCCGCAGTCGTGATCGCCTTGGCTCTGTTCTTAAGATTGACCGTGATGTCCTGTGTAGCAATCGGGCATGACTGATCGCTCTCAGTCATCATCTGACGCATCGCGCCTTCGTATTGGTTAGAGGTAGCCATTACTTCATCTTCTTTTTAGGTTTGACACCAGCAGAAGACAAGGCAATCGCCAAGCCTTGTGCCTTGCTCTTGACAACTGGACCGCCTTTGCCTGAATGCAAAGTGCCAGCCTTGAACTCGTTATACACCTTCGAGATTTTCTTCTCGGTCTTGGACTTCTTCATCATGACTCACCCCTTCAAAGTAAATTGACAGACACAATTATGCAACCCGCGACAGGTTTCTACGCAAAGGCTGCGACCACTTGCTTGACGCAGCCGAGCCGAACATCCCAATCGTGGCATCACTAGCAAAGGTCAGCACAAACGAATCTGCCTTGTCAGGTGACTTCAAGCCGCGCTTGCGAATATCGTCCTTAGACTCAATCTGAATCTTGCCATTGGACGTGAAGAAGTAACGCACAGTCGCAAGCTCTGCCACTAGCTCCTCATCATTTGGAATGATGCAGTCACGCGCCTCAAACCACGCCTTGCACTTGTACCAAAGTTCGGCACGCAGGTTCTTGTAAGTAGTCCCCATCGCAGGACTCTCGCTCACATTGATGCCGCGAACAGGTAAACCCAACTCACGCAGACGATCAACCACGCCAGCACCCAAACCGATCGAGTCCACCAATATCTCATGCGGACGCTGGCTTGGCGCTAAAGCCTCCCACTCAGCCACCACAGCGCCCGTCAACTGCATCAAGTCCAAGTTCTTCCACACCTTGATCGGCTCAACCAAGCCGTTGCCCTGACGCTTGGCAAGAGTAGACCTGTCGCCGCCAAAGCGCGCCACATCAACGCCCCATATCAACTTAGCCGACTTGCTGACCTCGACATCACGGTGCTTTGCCAGCTCCAGCAGCTCCATCGGGATGATCGTGTCGTCATCTGACCTCGGAAACTCGCCAAGGACGCGAATGCGATAAGCGTTCGACTCCTCGCCATAACGCGCCTTCATCTCCTCAACATACGCCTCGCTGACCCGTGGGGAGTCAACGCAGCTAACCTTCATCGTCACCCAATCATTCGCGAGACGATTCTGCGTGTCGTAGAAGAATCCAGAACTTCGCACAGGGTTGCCGAGTAGCAAGGTGACAGCGTTATGACCAGACATCGAGCCAGCCGCTGCCTCGAACACCTGCTCAGGGATACCCGAAGCCTCATCAGCCACCAGCATCACATTGTCACTATGCACACCCTGCAAGGCTTCAGGCTGCTCGGCTCTGGATGTACGAGCTGACACGAAGGCTTCGGTAGCTGCTTCCTTGACCTCAATGCGGTCTTGCTTGACTTCCAGCATATCTCTTAGTGTCGGTGGCAGCTCTTTCACCCAACGCTTCAGTTCCGCAAATAAAGCGTCATACAACTGGCTTGAGGTCGGCGCTGTCACCACAACCTTTACGGGATACCTTAGTAACAGATACCAAATGATCGCCCATGACGCTGCCGTGGACTTGCCGACACCGTGACCAGACCTTACGCTGATACGCCTGTTGCCAGCCGCGATGTGATTCAGGAAGGTGCATTGCCACTCATCAGGGCTAGTGTTCAAGACTTCCTTCACGAACAGCACAGGATGATTCTTGTAGCGCGTGACGAACTGCACGAACGGGTTAGCCGCTAACTCATTGAGCTTCTTCTGGTGCGCGTTGTCCAACCTCTCCTGAACTTCAGGATGCAGCTTGATCTTCTTGTCAGTTGATTCTGTTGTCATGGCTGCATTGTGCCATTAGTGAAGGTTGTTGGTGGCTGGTACTGATCTCCAGCTTTAGGGTTCTCGCAATCAGGAAGCACGCAACCTGACCCTGTGCAGTGCACATCAGTCTGTGCATTCACCAACACGGCTGGGGACTTTGAAAGTGCCGCCCGTTGCTCTTAGCGACCCTTCCATCTGTAGCACCAGATAAATCCCCATGCGTGTTGACGCATAAGTCAAGTCTATCTCATTTCAGATTTTTCTTCAAAATTTTTTCTTGTGGCTGTGGGATGTGGGGTGGGGGTAGGTGGGGGGGGGGTAAGTTGCCTCTTGTTAGTCGCCTCTTGTTTGAAGAACTGGTGGCGGATATTTCTGGGGCTGTCATTGTCAGGCTGCCCCGCCCCGAAACGCTGACGGGGGGGTCGCAGCGAGGAAATGAGTACTGAAGCACTCACAGATTTGATACAACATTCATTATGTTAAGTTTCATCGTGGTTATCCACAGGTCATACATGCTTTTCGTTGCTTGCACACAACACTTGCCATGCGTCTGTGGATAACATAAACAAGTTACGCCTTGTCATCTGTGGATACTTGCTCCACGACCTCGATGTGACGCAATGCGTCCAGCCTCATGCCAGACAGGTTTACTTGCACGCTTGGCTGCTTGCTCTGCGCGTAGGCTTGAGGATTCCATCTCTCAGCTACCCATTGGCGCGTTTGCACGCGCAGACGGGCTTTGTTGACTTCTTCGATGTCGGTTTCGTCAGCGATCTCGATCGTCTCTGCCACGAGGTGATCTGCCGCTTTCGCACGCGCGCGATATAGGAAGCCCTCTTGCTCTGGGCGTTCCAACCACAAATGCAACGCTTTTTTTCCGATTCCAAGCTGGTAGCAAATCTTTGCTTCGCTAGCTCCAGCCTCGAACAAAGCCTGAATCTGCTCCTTTGGCAACGAGTCCAATAACGCTAAGTCTTGAATCTTCTTTTTCTGTCCAGCCATTTAAACGCTCTCCAATCAATTTTTATACAACGATGCTACCTGCATATCAAAAGCGTATCAAAACGCCTCTAACGCCTGATTTGATGCCTTCTTGGGCATTTTAGAAGTGTCAAACACCTTCTTCATCGGTTCGCCTTCCAATTCATCCGATTTCATGTCATCGAGTCCTGTCTCGCCAGCATGCGGAAACTTCACAGGGTCTTTGTCGAGTCTGACGAGGTTCGCAGTTGGGTGCAAGGCTTTGATTTTCATGGTTTCCTTGATGACGGGTGACTCCATGATGACCTCAAGCTCCTGCATCGTCCAGATGTGACGGTTCTGGACATCGGGTCTGAACTGCTGGTACAGCTCGGCATCGTGCTGCGTCTCGACAACGACCATGACCGAACCGTCTTGCATCTGCAACTCGCAAGCCTTGATATCTGGCACAGGCTGAACGCCGTGTGCCTCAGCCCAACGGTCTAACGCTGCGTAGGCATTCTTCATCCCTTGGATGGCTTTCTCGAACCTAACCTCATCTCGCTTGACCTGTGCATCGAAGATTCGTTCCGACTGTTTCCAGAACTTGATTCGGAACTCGGAATCCACCAACTCAATGACTCGGTTAATACCCCACTTCTTTTCGTGGTTATTCTTCACGACCTTGAGGTCAATCAACCCTGATCGCATGACTGCCTCAAACGAGTCAATCGGGAAACTTGGTTGCTCAATCTTTTTCAATGCTTTGCTCAGTTTCTTTTGCATTTTCTTTCCTTTAATACTTTTTCACTCAGGACACTTTCACGACATACGGGACAAGGGACAAGTCTTAAGACACTTGTCCCATTTGTCCCGTTTTTTGTCCGGACATATGGACGGGACATTTGTCCCCATTTGTCCCCATTTGTCCCTTCTTTTGCTTAAAAATTAAGCAGATTTCGACCTGTTTTGACTTCCCATTTGTCCCCATTTGTCCCGCATTGTGTATTACTTACGGATTAGTCTTGAGTTTTACGACTTTGTCTGATTCGTAGCCATCATCGTCATTATTTTCAAAAACAGCCCAACACCAATCGTTGTACAGCATGACTTTTTTCTTGTGAATTAGGTTGTCAACGCTTCTCGACCATGCTTTTTTGAATGTCTCAGGGTTCACATCAGAGCCTTTTCTGGCTCTAAATTCAGCCTTCCATTGCTCAATTTTTATGCACTTATTACGCATTCCATTGATGGTTTCCATCGTTCCGAACTGCTTAATTGCAGCGTGCAAAGAGTCCAGCGCCAGCTTTGTATTAGCGCCGCCACCTGTTCTGTCTGGTGGAACTGGCTGCTTTCTCTGCTGATTGACATCCATTTCCCCGTCCAATTCCAGCGCCAAGCTGGTCACGGATTCAAAGCCTAGAGCGCTTGTTCCAATGTCCACCGTGACCATTTGGAAGCCCATGCGCTGCCCGTCTTCCCCGTCCTTTTGCTTGCTGATGTGCAGGATTCCTTTGGGCGCGTCCTCGATTCGTATTATTTCGAGTTCGGTGTCCACAGCGCCTAATAGACTGCTGTGACCTCGTAGACCCTTCGTTGCGTCCTTACCTGCGTGGTGAACTACTAATAGAGCCGAGTCGTAACGCTGCTGGATTGCACCTGCTGCCGTGATGAAGGCTCCCATGTCCTCTGAAGCATTCTCATTGCCACCGCCAAAGGCTCTGGCTAGCGTGTCGATCACGATTAACTGGAACTGTATGCCTTGAATCGCTTGCAGCTCGTCAATGGCTGTTTCTAGGTCCTGAATGTCCTGCTGGCTTGATCTCAGGTTGACTTGTCTTCTAAGGAAGTAAACAGGCGCTCCTTGTGGCGTGTCGTGGTGCAGCTTTAGGGCTTTGATACGCGCCCCGATACCACCGTGACCTTCACCTGCGATGTAGAGGACTGCGCCTTGCTGCTTGACTTCCTTGCCTAAGAACGGTCTGGTCGTGGCGATGCACTCTGCAATGTCCAGCGCGACAAAAGACTTGAAGCTGGCAGGTGGCGCGTACAAGGCTACGAAAGCCTTTTTAGGGATAACGCCTTCGATGAGCCAATCGACAGGCTCGTCCTTTATGTCATCCCACGCTTCGATCTGGAAGCCTTGCCTGATTGGTTTGAGTTCTTCCTGCGGCTCTGTTGCTTTTTCTTCCACTTCCTTGAATCGTGCAGGAATCGTGACCTCATCTTCTGTTGTCACTTTAACTGCGTACTGCTTGACTAGGTCTTGCAGCTTGTTCTTCGTGCCGTTGTACTTGTTGACATACTCATAAGCGTCTTCCTTGTTTTCCAGTTCAAGGTCTAAGGTTCGGATTGACTTGGCAATGGTCTTGATCGCTTTTGTGGCTTTCTTCGCGTACTCCCAACCAACCTTGTCGCAGTCAGGCACGATGACGATGTTGAGGTTCACAAAGTACTGGATTGCGTCCTCTGGGAAGCTACCAGCTCCAGCGTGCGTGGTTGTGGCTGTCATGCCGATGCTTGTCAGCGCGTCTGCTGCCTTCTCGCCTTCTGTCAAGAACACGACTTTGTTGAGTTCTCTGGCTTCTTCTAGTGCTGGCAGGTTGTACGGGACGATGTTCGCGCCGAGCATCGTAGCGTGTCTTCTGCCTTCGTTGTCCACCTTGAGCAGCTTGTAAGTCTTGCCCTTGTGGTCATTGGTCTTGTAACGCTGCTTGATGAACTGCGTCACACCGTCCTTGTCCGTGTAGTGCCACTCCTGCTCTAAGGTTGTCTGGATTGGCTTCAGGCTGCTCAGAGGTTCAGGTCTTGGTTCAATGTCTGGCAGCAGCCCGTAGTTCTTAATGGCTTCAAAGACATCGTGCTGCTCACACCCACCGTGGCACTTGAACAGCGGCTTACCGTCCTCACCGTCACTAATGCTTAGTGATGGATTCTTGTCACCGTTGCCTTGCCCGTGAGTTGGTAGCGGGCAACTGGCTAACCAGCCTTGCCCTGTTCTCTTTGCGTTGCCAAGCGCCTTTGCTATTTGTTCGGCTTGCATTCTTGTCCTTCTTCTAATTCCTGCAATCGCTGCTCCAATTCGTAGACCCTTTGAGCCAACGCAATCAGCAGCAGCGTCCAAAATTCTTGTGTGTTTTCCATAGAGGAAAAAAAAGCGGGACAGCGTGATGCTGCCCCGCCTTCTCTCGCTGTTACTGAGGTGGCTGATCTTTTGGCTCGTCCTTGGTGACGAACTCATAAATAGATTCAGCGATTGCTTTAACAGCCTCAAGTGATGTGCCTTGTGGCACAGAGCGCAAAGCTAATGCGATAGCTTCAAAACGAATTTGCATTGTGTTCATGTTTGTGATTCCTTAAAACATTTCGTCATCATCAACAGCTTTTGCAGCGGCTGTCTTAGGTGCAGCAGCTTGCTTCATGCCACCGAACTCACCAGACGATGTGAAGCTCGGTTCTTCTTCGGCATCCATGCCAGCGGGACGCTCAACCCACGACACCACATTGAAGTTGGGAATGCGTGTTGAGCCTTTGCCGATCTTCTCTAGCTTGCTGCCTGTGTACTCAATGACAGGCAACTTGCCAGCGTTTGCTTCACGCTGCGATGCTGCTGCGTTGTAGAGGGCTTCTAAGCCCATGTTAGGACCAGTTCCATTGGATGACCACTCAACAGTTCCAAGTTCCTTGTTGTAGAACTTCACCATGAAGCCACGCTTGTGATCTGGTGAAGGCTGCGGACCTTTCTTGCCAAGACCTGCATCTGGTTGCCAATCACGCACACCTTCACCGAGGTGCAGCCAACCTGTTTGCACATTGTCAATGTCAAACACGACCTTCTTGAGTTGGATTTCTTCTTTTGCGTTATTGAGCCAAGCGTTTGCAGATGGCATGAAGCGGATGTAGTTTCCTGAACCGCCAGAGGATGAGAGATTAAGCATTTGAGCCTTTCGAGTTTAAGAATGTCACTTAGCGTGACGGGGGTTGTGATTATTGACCAAGCCCAACGGCTCGTGCAAGCGTTAAGCCAGAAGATTTTTTCTCTGTGATGTCATCCAGCAACACTCTGTCTTCTTTTGACAACAGCTTACTTGCTTCTGACGGGCTGATGATTGATGTTGTGTAGATTAAATCCTTACTGATGCCGTGTTCTTGCAACAGTTCGGCTGCTTTGGCTTCATCAGTCCATTTTCTTAATGCGCGTTTTGGTTGCATCTGCCAGCCTGTGATGACTGAACCTGACTCGATCTTTTGCGTGGCGTATTCGCGCAATGCTTTGATGTAGTCTTCGACTGCTGTGATCTTTGAGAGCATGATGCCGATCTGCTCGTCTGTCATGTCGTGCATACGCTTGATGTCCTGCGTTGCGACTTCGTTGAACTCTGCGACATGGGCAGGACAGGTCGCCTTTGCTGGACACCATTGGCACGCCTTCTCTGACGGTGTTGGCGTTGTCTCGCCTTTGACGATTGCTTTAATCGCTGGCGTGAGATAGGTTGCAGCCCACTCATTCAGCTCCTTGTAGGTCATCTTGTGAATGCGTGGCTCACCATGATGCGGCTGAATGATGCGGAGTTCGATGTTGCTGAAGTCAGTCTTGAGTTGTGCCATTGCACCGATTGCGTAAATCTTCATCTGATCTGAATCAGCGTCAACAAATCCCCTGCCCGTCTTTAAGTCAGCAATGACGATGGTGTCCTTGTCGTAAGAGTACGCGATCACATCTGCTGTGCCGCCTAGCGTGACTTCTTTGCCTTTGTACGCCGTGACGAATTGCTCGACCTTCAGAGTTCCCATGTCCAACTCAAGCTGCCTAATGTGGTCCACATGAGCGTAAGCAAAGCGTGCGTTTTCCTCTGTGATCGTGATGCCTTCCACGACTTTGCCGATGTACTCGTCAGGTGATGTGCCTGTGAGGTAGCAGGTTTCAGCGACTGCGTGAATCGCTGTGCCAATCTGCGCGGCTTCGCCTGATGGTTGATTGGGTATGCCTTCCGACAGCTTGACAGATGCAGGACAGGCAATCCAGCGTGATGATGATGATGGTCTGAGTTTTATCATTTGTAATCCCAACAAAGCATTGCTTGATAGTAATCTTGGCTCTCTTGATTTGTAGTTGACAGCATTACTTCGCCAAATTTTTCTGTTAGGTCGTGAAACAGAAACTGGTGATACATCGCCATTTGAAAGTCACCTGTATCAATGTGAACTTGTCTTCTGTAAGCTGAATAAGCAATGTGATACTTGAGAAAAAGCAACTCTCTTACTTTTGATTCCATGCTGCACGCTCCTGTTCGATTTCTTCTGAAAATAGGTTGTAGATTCTTGATCTGACTTGAGGGTCAACAGCCCAACCTAGAGAGTCAGGGTTAAGCATTTCACGCAGTATGTCGTTGCGCTGTTTCAATGCGTGCCGTGTGCGTTCTAGCTCTGTTGTGAGCCACACGATGTGCTGTCTAAGCACTTCTCTTTCTTCTTCCTTTGCTTCTAGCAATTGTTTCTCCTGTTGTTGTGATTCCTTCATGCACTTGAGCGCATATTCCCGCATCTGCTTGGCTGAATATTTCGCTTCAAATACGCTGCATTTTCTTGGTAGTCGTGCGAGTGTCAAACTACTTCACCTCTTGCTCGGATGTGAGTTGCGGCTTGAGAACCCCAAAACATTAGCGTGTCATTGTCATCAAAGAACTTTGCACACGCCTCACGCTCTTTAGCTGCTACCAGTTTGGCAAAGGCTTCAAGTTCTTTGTGACACATCCAATGACGATCAACCACAAAACCCAATCCAACTTCTTCAGCCATCTCAATGATTTCATCTTGTGTCATTCTTGTTTCTCCTGTATTTCTGTAATCATGTCTTCAAGGTCTTGTATTTTTTGCTCGTACCTAGCCGTTACCAGTTTGGCAAAGTCTTCAAGCCTTTGACACTCTGCTAAATCAAGACATAGATATCCAGCCTGTCTAGCCATCTCAATGATTTCATCTTGTGTCATAGTGTCTTAGTCCCGTAGTAAGCAATCATCGCGCTATCTGCGCGACCTGAATCCTTCACGCGCTTAAAGAGATGCTGGTCATCTGGGTGCAGCTCCATCGCACGATGACGAATTGCGTCCTTGCCTTTGCCGCAGCCTGTGGCTTTCATCCATGCTTGCGGTGTGATGTAGGTGACGGGAACTGATAGGGCTGCAAGACAGCCTTCAATGACACCTGCTGCACGCCCGAAGGCGAACATTGAGGAGACTCCCTGATTAGGCATTGCGCCGACCTTTTCAACGAAGGCGTGCGTAGGTGCAAGCTCCTTGATAATGGCTGCAACGCCTTGCGCTGAAACTTGCTTCTTGGTGCTGCCACCGCGAACCACCTCAACGATAGGCATATCGACAACGCGATCAAGCCTGTTGTCAACATACAACGCGAAAGCGCCTAAAGCGCCAACATCCACCCCGATAACTCGTTTGACGGGCTGAATCATGGCTGACCGATCTTGTCGATGGACTCGATGCGCTGCGCGATGAGACGGTCTGCTGCGTTCTTGAGGCGATGAATTGATGAGACTAGGGGCGTGACCTTGCCAGCCTTCCAGCGTGATGCCACAGATGGGTCTAGACCCGCCTCACGGCAGACATCAGCCATAGTGAAGCCAGCTAGGGCAGCACGCTCTTGAATCTCTTTGATGTAGTTTGGATTTGTCATGGCTTAAATGTTAAGCCATAATTGATTTGCGTGGCAAGTCAAAAAAAGGGGTGAAGCCCTGTTGCCTCACCCCTATCAAGGCAACCGCTAGCAGGAGAAACCAGCGATTCAGCGGGAGAAACCGAACCCGCCACAACAATTTTATGAGTTTGTTGTGAAAATAATACACTTGGGGTGTTGACAGGCATGACAAGCGTTGTATGATTCACTCATCAACAACCCTAGCTAAAAGGAGCAAAGCAAATGAAGATCAACGAAACAACCCGCTGCTATCCACGCACCACGGCAGACGCATTCCGAGAGAACTATTACGACATTCAAGCGCGTGAGCGTTGGGAGTGGCTCGAAGGTAGCCAGAACGAGACATACGCTCAGTTTGAGTTCTGGCTGTACATCACGCTTGCCTTTGCTGCTGGCTTCTTAACATGCTTGCTGTGGGGTGCGAAATGACAACAGACAAAACAGGTGGACCAGCGTTTCCTGTATCAATAGACATCGGGACAGAAGTTCATTATTCAAAAGGCATGACATTGCGTGACTACTTTGCTTCCAAGGCAATGCAGGCGCACATAGTAGGTCGAGGGGATTTTGCAGACGGCAACAAGAAAATAATTGCTGAATGCTCTTACGACATGGCAGACGCAATGCTGAAAGCGAGAGAACTATGAGCGAAAAAATGCAAGACAAGATTGATGAGGTAGTCCACGAATTCGTTATGCGTGCTGCTGGCAAGGTCGGCATACTCAGACCAGAGGACATCGGACGCATTGCCAGAGAAGCTGCTCAGAAGGGTTGCATGATCGGCTGGTATGAAGGCGTTAAGGCAGAGCGCAAGTTCGCAAATCTCAAAAGAAATGCAGGTGGAAAATGACAACACGACAAGAAGCCATGCGCCTGATAACAGGCTTGGAAGAGTACAAGGCAGAAGGTCCAGACCTCATTGCCAGCGTGATGCGTAAGATGCTCAAGGACTTGGACGCTTACGAGCAAGAAGTTGAATATCTCAGGGATCGCGTCAAGCAGCTTGAGTTGGAAGTCTTAGGTCTGACGCAATGAGAAAACGCTCTAAGTACAAACCAAAAGGCGTGCGTCTTGACGCAGTTACTTGGGTCATCAATGGGTTCAGGTCAATCAACGAGACGGGTGACGCTGCGCTGCACTTGAAGATCAAGAATCATTCTTCACTTGATTCGTTGCGAACTGGCACAGCCACAAAGGATGACATCGACAACATCATCGCAGCCTTGAATGTGACTGAAGCCTTGTCGCGCATCAACATCGGAGAGGACTACGCCAAGGAGATCAGAGCAGGGCAGGATGCCTTGTTCGAGATAGCCAAGCGTGGCATCAACCGAGACAATAGATTCATTGCAAGAGGACCAGAGCTAATGGCTATCAACGAGGCGTATGAGGTGCATGACGCGCAGCTTGAGGTCTGCACCATCGCGCAGCTTGAGAAGGCTCTGGACATCGTTAACGCTGAGATCAAGGCACGCAAGGCGCGTGTCATCAAATAGGGGACTGACATGGACCACAACTTCTGGTTGATTGTTCTTATTCTTCTCATTGGCGCTGCCATTGCTGGTGTCGCTGTTCTTATGTTTATCGCTGCTTTGAAAGCGTTGGGGGATTGATATGACCATAGAAGCAATGAAACAGGCGCTTGAGGCGTTGCGAAGTGACGATTATTTTATTCACGTTAACGCCATCAAAGCCTTAGAAGCCGCGCTGGAAGCGCATAAAGCACTAGCCAAGCAAAGCGATAGCGTAGAGCATAGTGCGCAGCACGTGAGCACGGAGTGCGTGGGTGAGCCTGTGGCGTGGCTTTATGAGTCTCCAATGCCAGACAACTCAATGTTTGTCGGTTCGTCTGTGGAGCGTTTGAAAATTGGAATTGGGGTCACTCCCGACACCATAGAAACGCCCCTCTACACCCACCCATATGTTCCTACGGAACGGCAACCAAAGCGTGAATGGGTTGAGCTGACGGATGAGGAGGTGCTTGAATTGTGGATAAAGCATCGAGATGTCAGAGCTTTTGCCAGAGCAATTCAAGCCTTATCAAAGGAAAAGAACACATGATTTACAACTGTTGCCATAACTGTGGAAATAGAAAACCTTTTTTCTTTATGGCTTGTCAACGATGCGGGAAAAAACCATGAGAGGTTTTTATTTCATTGACGACCATGACTATTTGTCGTTATGGCCTGTAATTGCTGTCAGCCTGCAAGAAGAGTTTTGGATTGGTGTTAACTGGTTGCAATACGAAATTGGCTGGCGAAGTGGTGACGGTGGCGATGGTGAGCACAACGATTTACAGGAGAACGGTATATGAACATGATTGAAACCATAAAAATAATGTTAGACGCGCTTGAGAACCACACAGCCATTAAACACCCTCAACAGATTCACTACCGTGATAGGGCTATTGAAGCAGGTAAAACAGCTATTGCAGAGGCGGAGAAGCACGAAGTTTCTCAAGAGCCTGTGGCGTGGATGGATGAATATGGTCGTCTACTGAAGTATGTAGACCCTATTTGTCCTACGGACACTCCTCTCTACACCCACCCACAACCAAAGCGTGAGCAATCAGCTATTAAGGTTGCAAAAAACAAAATAATGTGTGCCGCTTACGACTTCCGCGATGCGCATATTTTGGGTGATATATCGCTTAAACGCTCAACGCATGATGTACTAGAGCGATCAGTGATCGAGATTCTTTCCCACCTACAACCAAAGCGTGAATGGGTTGGGTTGACTCACGAAGAAATTGATTACCAAGCAAAGAAAGACGACCACGCAGTTTATTTTGCTTTAGGTGCGCTATGGGCAGAAGCCAAACTCAAGGTGAAGAACACATGACAGAATTCAACGACTTTGAAGTGCTGCTGATGATTGTGTTTGCAGCAGTAGTTTTAGACTTAGCTTTTTGGGGATAACTAATGGACGGTATAACAGTTTACGCATTCGACTATCGTGAGTTCATGCGGCAATGGGAAGCAATCCACGGCAATATGTTCAAGACCATGAACATCAGCGCCAAGAACAGCATGACGATGTCTAAGTCGGTAGACGAAGCCAGAAAGACGAATAAGCGTCACGGCACTATCCTAGGCATCAGCAAGAATGTCGTGTCGCTTGAACCCAAAGAGTTCATCGTTTACAGCAGAGCAGGTACAGCCAACACTAAGGTGAAAAAGCATGGGTAAAGGTTCAACACAAAGACCGTCTCAGATTGATGACGAGACGCTGGCATCCAACTGGGACAGAATCTTCGGCAAGAAGGAAGAAGTCGAAGATGATGATGACTACATCTGCCCGTCTTGCAGCGGGTCAGGTGAAGGGATGCACGATGGTGCTGTCTGCCACAAGTGCAAAGGTACTGGTGGCTACCCAAAGCAATACCTGTACGGTGATGACGAATGACAGGCTGGCGTAAAAGAAAGATTGAGCAGATGACTGACAATGTAAACAACCCAAAGCACTACACATCGCACCCATCTGGCATTGAGGCGATACAGATCACCGAACACATGAATTTCTGTTTGGGTAATGCAATCAAGTACATACTGCGCTGTGACCTAAAGCACGATGCCATTGAGGACTTGGAGAAAGCACGCTGGTATCTGGACCGTGAAATAGCAAGACGCAAAGGTAAATTATGAAATCAGAACTATTACTAAAAGCAACAGCCGCTCATTTCTTACATGAAGCTGTTGGGCATTTGAGTCTTTCGCTTCGTTATGCCGTAGCTTTTGAAAATACAAAAGAGATAACAGCAAAAGAAAATCACGAGCAATTTGCTGTTTATCATCAACTTATGGCTTTAGAAGCAGATGAAAAGGCAAGAATGTGCCAAATTGAATCAGATGAAATGATGCAGTTTATGTACTCGTTTTTTTCAAAACCTTCTGTTCGTCAAGAAAAAGATTGGTAATGAGATCAGAACAGCAAAAGCGCGTCATCAAGGCGCTGACGGATAAGGGCTACACGGCAGTTCAGTTGTCAGAGTTGATTCATTGCACCGTCAGGTCTGCAAGGCTCATTGTCTCCAAGCTGCACAAGCAAGGGCTGATTCACATTCAGTCGTGGCATCGAGTGGAGTACAACTCCATACCTGCCGCTGTGTATCGCTACGGGATTGGCGTTGATGCTGTCCGACCAAAGCCTATGACCATGAACGAAAGAATGAAGAAGTGGCGTGCCAAGGAGTCAGTCGAGCATCGAGAGTTCAGGCTGGCAAGGCAGCGCCAGCTTCGTAAGAAGATCAAGCGCGACCCGTTGGTGGCTGCGTTCTTCGGTGCGATAAAAAGAGACTGATCTCTTATTTACCCTTCGCCTTATTCCTAGCCGAAATTGCTTTTGCCTTTGCCTTTGCATCAGCTTTTGAGTTAGCGCCCCAAGCCTTCAATGACAGCAGCAACCGTGTAGGTTCACCGTCCTTGTACTCTGGACCAGCCATATTGCCCATACGAGCTAAAAAGCTAGCGCGTCTTGGATTGTCCCCTGCTTTTACTGGTGGCTTCAAGTTTCCACCAGTTGCAGCGTTGTACGAAGCACGACCCTTCGCATTCAAGCCACCCTTTGGGTTCTGTCCAGCCTTAGTTTGCCATGTTGGGGTTTTCATTTATGGTCCTAACAATCCGCCCAAACCGATACCGCCAGTAATAGGCAAGGCTTGACGCAATGCCTGAACCTGCTGCTGCTCTAAGGAGTTAGGCATCATGCCCTGACCGCCAGATACGCGAGTAGCCATTGATGTAACTGGTGCTGATGTGTAAGCGCGTGCAGCCAAGTTTGTAGGCATTGACAGCAAGACATTCAAAGGGGAGTATTCCATCGAGCGTGTGGCTGTACCTGAGTCACCGACAATCGGTCTGAAGGCTTGTGCAAATCGTGCTGCCTCGTACATAGGTGTCTGATTCTGACCAAACACGAAGCCTTGTGGGTCTTTGCGTGTGAGTGCTGACGCTAGGTTCAAACCAGACACATTGCCTGAAGATGGGTTGACAACGCCAGAAGCTGTGCGAATCGTCATCAGGTTGCGGTAGTTGTTACGAGCCTGTGCGAAGGCTTCTTGCTCTGCCTTGCTCAAACCTGAAGCCAAGGCATCGTCCACCATTTCCTTGATCTGGAAAAGAGCGTTACCAAGCTCACGGTCACCGCTGGCTGTGGTCATCTCGTTCTTAGCTCTGCGACCAATCTTAGAGGACAAGGCTTGCAACTGTTCGCCACTAGCCTGACCTTTGGCTGCAAGGTCTTGCAACTGCTTGATAAAGATATTTGACTTTAATGGCTGAGTTGTCAGACCTTCAAAGGCATTGTCAATCAAGTCAATGCCGTTAAAGATAGTCATTTGATCTAGCTTGCGTTGGTCTGGTGTAGCAACGCGCTTGTACACATCGCTGATCTGACGCTGTGCTTGTGCGAGAACTGGATTGCTCAACTCGTTAGACTCAACGCCAATAGCTTTGGCAGTCGCACGATTCAAAACCTGCTGATTCTCAGCCTTGATGGTGTTGAATGGACCTGATGTGAACGGGCTAGATTCGAGTCTGGCTTCCATCTGCAAGAGAGAGCGTGAGCCAGTTTCCTGTGCAGGTGTTGTCTTAAAGCCCAATGCCTTGCCACGCTCAAGGATTGCTCTTTGAGCAGCAGTCAATGCTGCACCAGCTTCAGGTGTGACAGCTCCTAAGTTAACGCCACCACCTGTGACTTGAGCAGTAGGAGTTGCAGAGATAGTTGCCTGTGCTGAACCAGCACCGCCACCAGTTGTGCTACCAGTTGCAGCTTGAGTTGCTGCGCTAGGTGCGCCACGACCAAACAGAATCTGTGTCAGCTTGTCGCCTAAGTAGCCACCACCTGCGCCTAAAGCACTACCAAGACCAATCTGTGTGGCTTTTTGTTCAAGGAATGAATCTTCAGGTTTTTCAACTGGCTGCAATGCACCGCCAACAGCACCAGACACAGCGCCAGCACGAACTGGTGCAGTTAATAGGTTTGCTGCCTGAACTGCGCGAGTTGCTGGAATAGCAGTACCCAAAGCACCACCAATGGCACGACCAACATCAACCTCACCAGCCTTCATCTGACCTTGCCGCCATTGCTGTTGGTATTCCTGTTCAGCCTGACGGTTAATGTCTTCAACGCGCTTGCGTTCTTCTTGCATGAATTTTTCCATGCTTGAACCAGCAGGTGCAATGGCTTCCAAGCCTCGCGTCAGCATCTGAGCGCCAGCATCAGGAATGTCACGCAAACCACGAATAACGCCACCAACAGGTGACGCTAAGACTTTCTCTGTGACTGTCTGAGGCTGCTTTGGCGCTGCTCCAGATGTAATGAGTTTTATTGCGGCAGCAATGTCCTCTGGCTTCATCATGTCAGAGAACTCTACGACTCCAACATCAGGAATTGTGACTTTTTGAACCATGATGAACCCTTACTTCTTTTCAACCAGTTGACCATTAACCCAAACGAATTCTTTAGGCTTTGCTGCTGGCATTGCTGCTTTAGGCATTGTCTGACGGTAAGCAGATGCTAAGTTTTCCTCTGCGCGTCCGAGCATATCTTCAAGCACCTTGACTTGAGCATTCATAGCGTTCTTGCTTGTCAGCAAGCCTGACCACGATGCAGGGTTTGTCAGTTGACGCTCAATGATTGCCATGTCAGGACCAGTTAAAGCACCCAATTCATAGAGGTTCTTCACGCCCATGAGCAATGAGTTGTACTTACCAGCAACTGTGGCTGTGTCCTCGCCAACTGGCAGCGGAATGCCTGTCTCAGAGAAAGGCAGAGGAATATTCTTAGGCACAACCCATTTACCAGACTCAAGTTCTGTCTTGTAGTCAGCCAAAGCACCGCGAAGGTCGTTCAACTGCTTCGCGCCCTTCATAAATGCTTCTTGAGGCTTAGTTCCTGTACCAGCAATGATTGGTTGCAATCCACCACCAACAGGTGCAGCACCAGTTGGTGCAGCAGGTGGTACAACCTGACCAGTAGGTGCAGCAGCGCCAGCAGGTGCAGCAGCAGGTGCGCGTGGTGCGCCAGCAGCCGAAGGCATACCGCCGCCACCGCCACCGATTGCGTAGTAACCAGTTTCTGCACCGCCAACGACTTGAGGTGCTAGCGTCTTGCCGTAAGACTCGCCACCTGTCAGTTTTGACTTATCAATCGCAACTGTGCGACCACCAAGGTCTTGCAACACCACATCACGCTTAGGACCAAATCCCTCAACAGTACGAATTGAACCATCCTTCATTTGCTGCACAAGCAATGGTTTACCGTCAACGCCAGTAACCTCAAATGGTGAACCTGTGACTTCAGCGCGTGGCTTAATCTGATAAGCCATGTCTTGAAAACGCTTTGCTTCTTCACCCTTGCCTACTGCTGCATACATTTCAGCCAGCTTCATGTATTGGTTGAATTTGAGGTCTTCAGGCTTTGTGCCTTCTGGGACTTCACCACCACCCATCAAAGTCTGAGCAACCTGCTTTTGTAAGTCTGCTGCAATCTTTGCTTCACGCAGTTTCTGTGCAGACATTAAGTTAGTAACAGCACCCTGCTGCGCTGTCATGTAACCCTGCTGACCTGCTTGCAAAGCACCGCCAAGAGCCTGACCTAAAGAAACAGGTCGTGCGCTAGGACCACCAGCAGAAAGCAAAGCAGCCGCTGCTTGCAGCATGGCTTGGTTCTGAATGCCTTGTTGCTGTTGTGGTGTCAGGTACTCTTCAAGTCCAGTACCACCCATGCCAAAGAGCAAACCACCTAAATCTTCTGTTGCCATCATTTACCCCTTACATGAATCCAAGCAAACCGCCAAGCGCAGCACCATAACCAGCATACTCAGGG